TTAATTATTAAAATGTGCCATCACCATAATCTTGACCTTTTTGGTGTCGGTGTGGCTCTTGATTATTACTCTTTTTAAAATCTTCTGCTTCATCTTCACCAAATACTCCAAGTTCATAGAATCCTGTTAGTTTTAGAACTGCACGACTCATAGCTCGTTTCTCTGCCATTTCCATAACATACCAGGTGTTGCAGTTACCATCTTTAAATCCACCTTTTAAAGCTGAACCAAATGTCTGTATAAAAGCTCCTTCTTTTCTTGCATTAGCTTTTACTACACAAAAGTCTTTCTCACAATTTATGACATCATAGTCAATAGTGATTCCTTCTTGCGCTTGGATTTTATCAATCCCTGACCTACATATTATAATGTAGTGCTGATGTTTAAAGACATCATCTTTTGTAAGGTTGTACTTTATGTACTTTTCCTTTAATACTTCTGTTTTCATATCTAATTTGTTAGTTAATAATTGTGTTAAAAATACAAAATTTATTTATCTTGTATATGTTTTATGACTTGTTCTTTAATATATTTAACTTGCTCTGTATCAATCCAATTCAGAAAGTCATAAGCATCAAAGCAGACTTGGAAGTCTTTCCCATATTCATCTATTCCTCTAAGGTATAGCTCTCCATCACAACATTGGAAAGTGTTTAGGCTATTCATTGCCTTATGTATTAATTCATCTTCAGCTCTATTGCAACTGCATTCTTTTTTTGTCATTATTTTAAATTTAAGATTATAGCTCTTTTATTTATTTTATAGGCTTCTTTGTATTGCTTGAGCTTTTTAGCAATAACTTTATTCTGTTCTTTATTGTAATGAAATGAGCCAGGCTTTTCAATCTCATAAGTATAACACTCATCAAGATTGAGTTTTGTCAAAGTACATATATCTTTAAAGGCTGCATCTATTTGATTCTGAGTTCCAAAAATCCTGACTGCTGAACTGATAGATTTTACATCATTTGAGAAACAATAAAGTTGGCTATCCCATTTTGAGAACATCTTGTATTCTCCATTAGGATAAAAGTAGTAGTCTTCGCATTTTAATTCCATTAGTAGTTAAGGTTTAGGTGTAGCAATACTGAAGCTACTGTTAATACTGTAAGCCCTATGCAAGTTAAGTAAAACTTTTTATCACTTATTTTACTTTCTTCAATAACCTCATAGTCATCAAGATTAATGAATTGCTTTCTAGCATTTTTAGAGTGTAAGAACTCTGAAACTTGTTTACTATTCATTTCAAATGAATGTCCATAGTGTTTGTTTCTAATTTTCATTTTGTTTGTTTTTAGTGGGGGTTTTTACACCCCCTGATTATTATATTACCTCCTCCGTTTGTGTGATTTTTGTTATCTCTAAAGTTTTAGCGTATGCTGCCCAATAATCTGAATAGTATTTCATTTGGCTTTCATCATAATAATTATGCTTATCCCCTCGCTTATCCCAAATCCCTTCTTGTCTTACAAATTCAGCAGCTTCAGTTAATGTATTAAAATCTTGACTGCTAAATGTTTTGCATTTAGGTGTTACTCTGTAAAATTCTCTTGTTTTCATTTTGTTTGTTTTTAGTGGGGGTTTTTACACCCCCTGATTATTATTTTATTTTGTTGTTTTAATTATTATATTATAATTGTACATATCTATCTATTACTGCATCATACTCTCTCTCTGCTTGAGTTGAGTAGTTGAAATCTTTACTTGTTAGCATTCCAAATTCAACCTTACCTATTAAAGAGTGCTTTTCTAATCCTGTTAAACTATCATCTTTTCTAATTTCTAGTATTAATTTTTGTGTTTGTGTTGTTTGTGTTTTCATTTTCTTTTTTTTAGTTATTAAATTATTATAGTTCTTCTATAAGTTTTCTCCTAATTCTTGATTTTCAGCAACACTTGTTCCTAAAATATCATAACCATCTTCAAATTCAGTTAAGTATTTGCTTTCTACATCATTAATGGTTAATCCTTCTTTTTCAATTTTCTTTGCATCTTCTTCTGATACTAAATGCCATTCTGTATTTAGGACAAGAGTTTCATGCTTTACTAATATTGTTTTTTGTGTTGTTGTTTTCATACTGCAAATATACAAGCTTTTTTTAATTCACACAATTATTTACAACTTTATTTACAAAGTTATTAACAATTAAGGTGTTTGTATCTAGCAGCGACTTTAGGTGCTGTCTAGTATATAGGTATCAAAAAGGTGTGAAAGTGCCTAAAATGGCTATACGGTACTACAAATTGAGCAATATTAGAGCTACTATAATAAGCAGATATATTGTAAAGACTTTCCAAGTGATGTCTTTCTTCATAATGGCATTAAGAGATTGATAGGTAGCTGTCCGTTGTTTAAGACTACAGCGCAGCCAACAGCAGGACGTTTACCATACTTAGCGTACGCCATCGCATAAGACTTATGATTAATCCCACAGCCTACCTGAGTTCCATAGATTCTGAACTTCTTGCCGACATAATGCTCAGTATAGCATTGCGTATGTAAATGTCCTTGCACAGTATTCATCATATCAGCTCTACATTTAGTCCTAGCTGTTCCACCCTCTCCGTGTATATATTGTACCTCATCTTGCTCAAAGCGTTCTACAAAATCCCAGTTTGGGGTTTGCAATACTTCTTTGTAAGACTTAATCCATTTAGAAGGGATTGAAGAAGTCTGTGCTTTACGCATAATAATACGGTCATGATTTCCAATTATAACTTTTGTACCTACATCATCAAAGGCTTGATACCATTTTGATATTTTCTGAATAGCTAATTCTAGCTCATCTAAGCCACCTAATCCATCGGCTGAAGCCTCATGGTAGCTAGAGTAGTGATTGTCGATTACGTCCCCTATAAAGACTACTGAGGTGCAATTAAAGGTTTCATATTGTTCTAAGCACCAATCAAGGTAGCCATCAAGACAGAACGGTTCATGAAGGTCACCGATAACTAGGACATTCCTAGCTTCGGTTTCCCTCATTTTTTCTATTGCCACTATTTCATGTGGCTTTAATCTGTATCTATTATTTTTTAATGTCGGCAATTCCTTGACCTAAAATTAATACACACGCTGTTTGCCATACTGTCTCAGCAACATCAGCTCCCCATCCAAATTTAGTCATTAAGATAGGTACGATTATTCCTGTCAATCCGTAAACGAACTTACGACTATTAAGAATCTTGTTCATTAAAACATTTGTTATCCAATTTTTCATCTCTATTTATTTTTTAAATTATTATTAAAGTTTATAAGATAGTCCTACATTAAAAGAGCCTTCTCCATCTGTTCTTGTATAGTTTGGTTCTACATAAAGTTCACCCCAAACATTTACAGACATTCCAACTCCTAGAGTCATATTGTCTGCTGCATCTTCAGTAGGTGCTTGAACTGATAAATACATATCATTAGTCAGAGCATATCTACCAACAAAATCATAGTCATCACCATTCTTTTGAAGCCCTACTAAGACATCTTCATTTACTTGATAACCTAATCCTACATTATTAGTGAAGCTATCTGCATTCCAACTATTACCATCTTCTGGTGTGTTGATATTACTCATTACTCTGAATTGTGCCGAAGCACTTAAACAAAATAATGCTACTACTGTTATTAAAATTATTTTTTTCATCTTATCTATTTTTGATTATTAAATTAATATTTGTTCCGCCTAAATTAATTATTTCTTTCATCAGTAAATCCATTGCCAAAGTTGAATTATAAACAATATTGTGTTGAGAGCCTTGACCTAACAAGATACATCCCCTTGTGTCTTTAGCGGAATTTCCCCGATGGAATAATATCCAATCTCGGTTAGGTACATCTTGAACTAGAAGGTGCAAGTAATCTCTACTAGCTGATTCTCTTGCTGTTCTTAATCTTACCTTATACTCACCTTCAGGAATACAAGATATACTTCTTTGATTATCTTTATATGGCAACTCTAAAGTATCACACATTCTTTCTCCGTTTAGGAATAATTCTCCTAAAGTTGATTCCTCACTAAATGTATCTCTTATGATAAGAAGATTGATTTGATTCAAATCAGATGGAATAGGTTGCGTATATTTTAACTCCCTTAACTTCTTTAATAAACTTTTTAAGCACTTTATCATCTCTTATAGCTTCTGGTTTATACTTGGGGTTGGTACTATTAAGTTTGCGTTTCTTAGGCATTATCTATTTTTTTTATGAAACCACCATTTGTCTAAAGTATAGACTATTGAAATTACTAATAAGAGTATCTTTAATAAGACTTCTAAGTTAGTGAATGTTGTTATGCTTAGAATCACGCTGTTCACTCCTAGAACTTCTCCTATTTCCTTTGTTATCTGTTTTAATGGCATCTTTTAAATATGTCTTTAATTTAGTTATGTTTTTGGGTTTTGTCTTGTAGTGTTTCTTCATTAATCTAAAAAGTTCCTTAATGTAAGTCTAGTTCCTTGTCTTGGTGTTTCAAGATTCATTCCGTTGTAATAGTTTTCAGTTGATGCGCTGACATCACTCCCACTAGATGTACTATAGGCAGGGAATGAAGCTGTATTGTTTCTTATATAATCTATCATACGTTCTCGGTAGTAACTAGCTGTATTTAAAATTTCTTCTCTTAAATGTTGAGATTCTTCCGTAGATAAGCTAGTCCCAGTTTCTGAGGTTTTGCTGTAAATGTTCCCGTTCTCCACTTTGAAACGGAGGTATGGGATGGCATGATAAAGACTATAGCCAGGAAGCATATCGCCAATGTAATCATCTACTAAAGTCTTGTCTGCTCCTGCTAAAGTTCCTGCTACAATTTCGTCTTTAAGATGTTGTGTTAAATCCGTTCCAAGTGCAGTTTCTACATAGAGCTTCTGAGCTTCACGCACAAACGGGAGCAATATCTTATCATCTACATTAAGATTAATTGCTGTAGAGTCTTTTAATTTTGCTTCACTTATGAAAAGTACATATCCTGTAGGCATAGTTATCTAGGGTTTAAAAATCCGTTATTTTTCATTCTCTTTGGTGCTTTTGCTACTAAGCCGCTATTTCTTCTTAATGTAAACCCTTCACTTAGAGCTTTTACATCTGATATTATCTGTTTACTATTTATATTGGATTTAGCATTTCTTAATGATGTTTTATACACAATTCTACTGAAGTAATGATGGCAGTTTCCGCCGCCCTTGTACAGCCAAATTGAGTATGTTGCAGCTCCTCTCGGTCCCCATCCTGGATTTACAGCTCTTCTTGTTAATTGCAACAAATCTTCTTTTCTATATATTTTTTTAGCTGAAGTCATTAATTTACAAAATTCTCTTGTTTCTCCTTTTTGACTCAAAGCAGTATCTTTAGTATAAACATATCTTACTTTATAATAGTCATTATAAGAATCATTTACACCATCTTGCTTACTTCTATCATTTGGTCTTGCTGTTCCTGTTGATGCTAGTTCTGTTTTATTATTAGCCAAATTATTAAGAGCAGCTTCAAAGTCAAAATCTTCATGCTCATCATTTACATTTTCTTCATCAACTATTTCCCAATCTTCAGGGATATCTTCACCGAACTCATCAATAAAAGATTCTAGCTCTGTTTTTTCTGTTTTACTAAAATCTATTGTTTCATCACTTACTACTGCTTCACCATCTAAAGGCTCTAATCCAAGTTCTTCTCTTATTTCGTCTTGAGTCATAACTTCTCTGATAGTCTTAGAATCAAACTGAACTGTAATAGGTTTAAGCTGTATAAACTCTACAGGCATATCCATATTATTGATTTGGAATATCTTTCTTAGCTGTTTAATCAATTGGTCTTGGAAGGGTTTAATTACGGTGTTTAAAAAGAAATTGGCAGCGTTTATAATTTCGTCAGTATTTGAACTGAAGCCATTAGCTGTATCAATACCCATAAGCGTCTTAGACGTCACACGATGCCCTGAAAGGATGTTCGAAGTGAGTAGTTCTTGGAGTGCCAAATACTGTTTATCCAAATCTGAAGGTGTTATTGCTTGTATTTCAGGAGTCCTTGTTTTATCATCTGAGAAAGTCAAGATGAATTTTCCTGCATTGTTTTGTCCTGTGAATTTAGCTGCTAGGCTTTGTTCTATTTCATTTCTTTCTTCTGCTGTCGGTATTCCATTACTGAAGTTCACCATAAAGCTCCCAGAAAATCCACTAGATATTGCGTTGAGATGATACTCAGATATACGAGCATCGATAAGTGCCCAATTTGAGCAACTAACATAATCTGGCGTGTAATACGAGTTCATATTAGGACTATAAAGACCTGAATACATAATCTGATTAGCTGAAGTCCTGTCATTAGCATTAAAAGCAGGAACATAGTAAGGTTTGTTCTGTCTAGTGTTAGTCCAATCTGAGCTTATGTAATATCCTGGAGTCTTTCCAAATTCATCAGGTCTAGCACAGCGTAATTTAGAAACATCAATATGATAGACTTCCGCTATTTGAGTCCTGTCCTTTGACCATACTAAATTCAAAGCGAACCCGCCCTGAAGTTTAAAGTCAAAAGATAGTTTCTTTATAACCTCGTGTAGGCTTTCATTAGAGTTAGCTCTATTCATAAAGTTCTGAAGTTTAACTCTAGCTTCTTCATCTCTATCTTCTTCATCTGAAATTATAAGGTCTTCCCCTGCAATCATCTCTGCACTAGAATTTACAATAGCGGCTGTTATTGAACTAGAGTAATACAAGTCTATAAGGAACTGAGGGTATAGGTTTCTCCAATCTTCTGTTCCGTATTCTATCCAATCCCTACCTCTTACTTCTGCAACGATTGGTGCTGTACTCGTTTCCAGATTGATGTTAATAATGTTGTCTTTCATAATTTATTGTCCGTAGTAAATATAATTATCTGAGCTTGGTTCTTGTCGTTGCGTGTATTGTACCTGCTGAGTTCCATCTTTTTCTGATACATACATCTTTCCTTTAGTTACTAATCCTTGTACTACACCATTATAAGGTGATACAGGCAATACATCTGTTTCAGTTGATGGTGCTTTTCCAAGTGATACAGATACAGTAGCTACCCAACTAACTTCATAGGCTTCATATTTCCAATATCCTGCTGGTAAGAATTTTATTTTTCCTGCATACATATCAGGAGCAGCATTATAAAGAAAAATTAAACTTGTATACCTATTGTTTATAGTCTCTGCAAAAGCATAAGCATAAACTATTGACTTATCCATATCATTAGTAAACTTTAACAAGTGCCTTATCTGAGTAGAAGCAACAGCAGTATCAATTCTATTATCTTCAGTTTGTATGAACGCTATAAAGTTTGTTTCTGTAATTGCTTGTATCATCTATAATGTAATAGAAAAACTCTGTTTTTATTTGGTTATGTAAAGAAAAGAGCGACATAAAGCCGCTCTAATCAAGAAATATATGAAAACCTACTAATTAAATTAAGATGTTATAATTGTTCCCATTGTGAATGCTGCATTGTCAAACGGGTCTGTCGTATAGTCAGCCACCATTGGGAATGGTTCTGTTTCCATTCCGTCAAATGTAAGAGTATATCCGTTTTTATCCCCCCATGCTGCGCCAGAATCCATTGTTCCTGCATTAAGTTCCATTCCATTAGTTACTCCTAAGCCTATTATAACATCATGTCCATTTGCAAGTTGTTGGTTTAGCTGAGCAAAAATAACCGTTTTTGTAGAGCCTAAGAGCTTGATTTGGTTTTGGTCTTCTTTGGTTAGTCGGTTAAATAATACCTGAGCCGTTGGAGTGTAGTAAATCGTTCCGTTCTCCCTAGAGCCGACTATTGTATCTGTAACAGAAGCTACACCTAAAGGCATAGAATATCTATAAAGAACATCTGTCCCCATTTCAATATCTGTTATTTCACCTGATGAGTGAACTAATCCTACTGTTTCAATAGGTGCAGTAAATTGGTCATAAACTCCAAAGTAAATGAATTTTATTCCGCCTGATATTCGATTACAATCGAGTCCCCTTCCTTTCGTTAGTGCTGTACATGCCATTTTATTTTATTTTTAAGGGTTAAAAGTTGGAGGGCTTTGACACCCTCCTTCTTTAGTTTATTATGATTGTCTTACGATATCAGCTCCAATTCCTGATTGAACTCCTCCTGAATAACGAGCTACCATACGCATATTATCACTTCCGTCCAAATTAGCCATGTCAAGTAAATCGATTCTAGCAGCGTCTGAAAGCAAATCCGTCCCGAAGAACAAGTTTGACTTCTGAGCAATTACGACTTCATTATTAACCATTCCAGGGCATACTGCTATTTTTATCCCGTTGAATAATGGTGCATAGTCGCCTTGCATATTGTAAGCATTTACATATCCTAAAGTAGATACTGCTGAAATATAGAATGAATAAGTTGCTGGACTCATATAGATATGCAAGTCTTCTTTTCTTATTACTGCTGCTGGAATAACTCCTACTGCATCCGTTAAGTTAGTAATAATATTAGCTGCTGTATAAGGTACTGCTCCTGCATCTTGAACAACTGTTGCATCTTGTGCTGCTAATAGTAATCCTGTACCTGCAGTACAAAACCCTTCAAACTGTCCAGTTTTAGCTTTTTGTCCCCCCCATATAGAGAATTCAGTTGCATCTGCTATTACTTGTCCAAGATATGAAATTACATAGTCAGTAAAAGATGCTGGTGGTGGCGCTCCTGCTCCTGCTCTCATTTCTAACGCTTCCCAAGAACTCAAAAGATTACTCTTGCAAATTTGCATGTTTATTTGTAGATTTTGTGGCTCAAGAATTTTCTCGTTTAATGTTAATTCTGCTCCAGCTGAGAAATCGCATGTTGCGTCCACAACCGCATCTGCAGATGTGAGGGTCTGTATGTTACTTTTGAACTTAACGTTCTCTATCATTGTTAGATACTCAAGTGATGTCGCTTGTTTTAAAGCGGCGCTGATGTAGAATCCCGCTGCCTTTCCCGCAAAATTACTGTTTACTACTGGTTGACTTGCTGCCATAATTTTTGTGCCTAGTTTTTTTAGGGCTTTTATTAATTTTTATTTATTTAAGTCGTATATAAATTTCTCTTGACTAGACATTTTTCTGTAGTCTTTTCTGCTTACAGGCTGTCTTTCAGAGCTAAATTTATTTGTATTTATTGGAGCATCAGCAGGACTTTCTGCTAATTCCATTTTAAGTTTTTCGTTCTCAGCTTTTAATTCTTCAATCTCTGCTGAAAATTCTACTGTTTCTTTAGTAGTTATAGTTTTTGGATTTGTACTAGGCTCAGTTACTTCTTCAGCCATTTCTTCAACTTCATCATCACCACCATCTTTATCTCTTTTCAAGTCCGCCACAGCGTCTTCTAGGTTCTGAATACGTTTCTCCATACCCGCCCAGTCTTCAACGTCAGCTTCTTCTTTTCTGTCATCATCTTCAGGAGCTAATTCAACTGCTTCTTCTGATAAGTCTTCTTCAGTTACTTCTTCTTCTGTTTCTGATTGTAAAACCTCAGCTACAATTCCTTCTTCTTCAACTCTGAAAGAAACGCCTGTATCTAATTTATAAGTTCCTGCGGGTACAGCTATTGTCGTCCCGTCTTCGGTAAGAACTGAGATATCCACGCCTGATTCTAATTCTTCTGCTGTTGATACAAAAATAGTTCCGTCATCCGACTTTGCCTGGAATCCTAACTTAGTTTCTTTTTCAATTCCTAAAGCAAGTAATATTTTTTCTTTTAAATCCATAGTAGTTTTTTATTAATAGTGAGTTCGTATAATATAATAGAAATAAGTTCTATCCGTTTGATTTTGTGATTATTTCATTTAGAGCTTTTAGTATATCTTGACTGGTTGGCTCTTGTTCTTGCATTTGTTGAAACTTAGAAGTAAAGTAACCTTCGATTGACAGCCCTTTAATGTCGCCTGATTTCACCTTTTCCCAAAGTTCATTGTTTTCGATTTTCATCTTCACCATCCAACTGCCTTTCGGTAAACGGAATCCGTAAAGAGTAGACTTGTCCACTTTAGGGTCTTCTATAATCCAAGATTCGACAGTTAAAACTCCTGATACTCTATCTTGATGTTCTAAAGTAGCTTTGTGATGATTGTTGTTTTTTAAGAAACTATAAGCACAATTCTTTACAGTATCTTTACTGAAATAGACATAATAGTCTGAGTCGGTATCGGCATCGTATCTGTAGATATTCTTATCGGGGATAAGAGCGGGTGAAATTAATTCACGCTTGTCTTCGTTTATCTTAGCTAGAGTCAAGTTATTCTTAGCCTTAGACATATAGACCATGTTTTCTTCTATGGCTGGAGCTGATACTAGACTGATACAATCAATTGCCAACTCTTCTTCTGAAGGGTCAATAATTAATTCAACAATTTTAGTTTCCTTCATTTCTTCATAAGAGGCATTAGCTGCTTCACAGTCTTGAAGTGTTTCGTATTCACATTCTCCTGTTTCCCCCCATTTATATTTTCCGTCGTTACATTGTGTGCATGGCATATTATTAAATAGATTTAATTGATATTTATTTGATTTGTTATATTGTAGCTCTACGTCTTATGTTAGCAAGTTGGTTCTGAGAATTTGTCATGGAATCGGTCAAAACAAAAGCCTGAACAGGCTCTGGAGCTACTCCACCTGTTAAATCAAAAGCTCCTGACATCATTTGAGGAGCAGGGGTTGATGTATTAGGCGCTGAAATATTTCCACCACCACCACCACCACCACCACTACTATTTGCACCTTTTATAGCTGCTATGTTTTTTAACCCCATTGCTACGGCTGCTGCTGCTGCCACCCCACCCAAAGCAGGTCCTATAACAGGAATACCTGCTAAAGACTTGTAAGCTGCTTGTGCTGATTGATAAGTGTCAATAGTAGCCGCTGTAATTGCTAATGCTTTTCCTGCTGCCGTTTCTTCACCTGCTATTTTAGTTAAATCTCTAAATGTATTCTTAGCTAAATTTAATCTTTCATTCTCAGTCATTGCAGCCCACTCTATACGCTTTTCTGAAAGTTCCTGTAAGGATAATTCTATTGTCTTTTTCTTTTCAAAATTAATATCTTCTGCTTTAGCTAATTCTCCAAGCAACTCTATTTTCTTATTTATATGTTGCTCAAATAAACTTGTAGCTTCTGTAAGTTGCACTGTCCTCTCTTCCATTCTAGCCTTATCTTCAGCAGCCATTTCACGTTCTAAAGCATTTACTTCTGTAACAACCCTTCTTCTCATTTTAACTGAAGCAGTTTCAGTTTCTATTAGTGCAGTTCTTAATTCAGCAAGTCTTTGTTCATCTTCTGCAGAATTTTCACTTAGAGCCATTTCCTCTATCTGAATTTCCATTCTTTCTTTTGCCAACTCTAATTCTCTATTAGTAGTCTTTTCTTCAAGTTCTAGAGCTGTTTTTAAAGCGTCTAATCTTTCTTTTGCTGACTTTGTTTCGTCTTCTGCATTTAATCTAGCTTTTTCTATCTCTTGTCTAGTAGCTGCTTTCTGAACCATAAACTCCATATCTGCATCTCTTAGTTCTTGAGTTCTTTTCTTCAAAGCAACCATAGCATCCATTTCTTTGCCTATCTCAGTTGTAATTCCTGAGAAAATACCTTTCGCTACTTCTCCTGCTTCTTTGAATTTACCACTAAATACTAAAGTGATAATTTCTCCCATTCTTGAAAATCTATCAGTTAAAACATCTACAACTGCACCCACTGCTGTAAATGCTTGGCTTAATTTATCAGCACCTCTTTTAGTATTAGTAAAGTAAGATACAAGAGAGCCAATAAGAACTACAAAAGCTCCAATTCCTGTACTTATAAGTCCTGCCTTAATTGAGCCAAACATCCCCTTTGCTGTAACTGCTGCTGAAGCAAATCCTTTTTTTACTCCATTTAAGGAAACGCCCATTATCTGAAATTCTCCTGCTGCATTTGACGCATCCTTAGATACTTCGCCTATGTTTGATTTAACCTCTGCTTCTATTACTACTTTCTCTGCCATAATTTCTATACTTTTATTTCATAAATGTTAAGAGTACAACTCCAACTTATATTCATATTTGTTGCTCCTGTTACTTGGAATAACATATCATTAGTTCCGCTGAATGCCATAGCAGCAGTCCATCCTGTTACGTTTCCATAACTTCCTAAAGTTGATACTGATTGATTGTCTGCTTTTAGATAGACTATCCCTGTAACTCTTAAAAGGATTCTATCATTAACATTCCCAGCAGCAGTTCCTCCCGTTCTAACTCCTAAAACATTAGCTTCAAAGCCCTGAAAAGAGCCTGTGCTTGTATCTCTAGCTATAATTGTAGTTGCTACATCTCCATTAACAAAAAGACTTGTGGCTGTAGCATGTTTTCCATCTGCTGTAGTTCCTGTTAAAGTTATTGTTGAACTTTGAGCAGAGCCTTTTGTTACTCCACTAAACCCACCACCACCAACAACAAACTCTCCATCTCTTTCAGCTAATCCATAATTACCTACTACTGTTGCATTATTAATTCCATTTGATATTTCATTATTGCTACCTATTATAAGATTGTTTCTAGAAAGTCCTGCAACTGTATTACTTTCTCCCATTATAAGAGTGTTGGTAGTTCCTGTTTGCGTACTGTTTCCAACTCCTTTTATAAAGTTACTTAAATTTCTAAAAGCTCTGCCAAGCCCTGTACTATATTTAAAAGCACTACAAGTTCCTAAAGCCTTATTGTATGTATAGCCATATGCTTCACATTGTAACTGATTAGGTGAAACTTCATTAGTGCCATCAGTAAAGATTACAGTTCCTGTTCCTGTTGTTCTTGTAGGTTTTACTAAGTAGCCTGGTATGTAGGGTATTGTAGCCATTATGGGATAAGTATAAATTCAACAGTTGCTAAGTCGTTTGGCTTGTAGTCTATCTTGTTCACTCTAAATTCTCGGTTCTTGATTAGCACAGTATCATTAAATTTAAAAGTATTAATGATTGAAGGACTTAGATTTACTTTAATAGACATAGTTCTAGTATCAGGATTATATAACTCTTTATAATAAGGCAACCAGTATAAGTTAAATAAATTTCTAGGTGTTGAAACTCCTAATCCATTTAATAATTGACATTCTCCAAAGTTAAAGTCATTTGTATCTGTATCTACTGGGGGATTGCTGACTTCTGTAGGAATAGTAGTTAAATGGCTAAACTGTAAGAAGTTAGTTAAGTAAACTGCTCCAGAGCCATTTTGAGCATGTACATAGCAATTCACTCCTGTTGATTTGATTCCATTATTATATAAGATTCTTGGACTGTTATCAAAGGCTTCAGATTCATCATCACTCATAGCATAAATCTTAGGAACAACAATATCAGGATATTGAGACATTAATGTATCAGATAAAGTAGCTGCAAAAGGTTCTGCAATTATTTCTTCTTCACCCTCTAAGACTGTCGCTAATCCATTAGAAGCAGTAGAAGCATCAAATACTTTACTTCCATATAAATGCCCTACTGTCTTCTTGTAATATGTAAAAGGATAATCATCATCATCTTCTACAAATTTAAAGATAGTATTTTTATTTAAATCTGTTAAAGGTGTTAATTTCATTTCTGCTACATCTATTCTTTCAGTCCAATCATGTTGAATACTTCTTGAAGCTAAAGTCATATCATCTTCATCTCCACTATTAGTGTTCTGGATGAATATATCACCATAAGGCTCAAACTTAATATTGTTAGGATTATCTTCATCAGGAAGGCTAACTAAGTTGAACATAGTCATTATACCTTTTAAGAAATCCCATTGTCCTATTTCTCCTCTTAAAGCATTTAAAATTGCTGAATTAATACTTATAGAAGATTGAACAATTATTACCATACTTGGAAAAACTTGACTTTGCCTTATATCAGAAGTTGCTTTGAATTGTGCTTTCAATGTATCTCCTGTCTGCAAAATTGTCTGAAAAGTACCCAAATAAGTAGGAAAAGAAAGGGGGTCTATTATTTCTTCAGAAGTCAGCCCTTCATTTTTTATCCAACGACAGTCTGCTATCACAGACCCAACAGTTGCTTCTAGTTGGAAAGAATACACTATGTTGTATATTTCATTATTTGTAGTAGCTGTAATAGTATAAGTAGTGTCATCATAGTTTGGTGGCATTGTAGAGCCAGGAACTCCTCCTGTAGCATTTTCACTTAGTATTCTTAATTCTTTAAAAGAGCCTGTTCCAACATTAGAACCTGTAGAAGCACTATAATCCCAACTACCATTGTAATCATTCTCAGGAGTAGGCATTGTATTCCCTCCCCAGTTGAAGTCCATGTACAACTTTCCAAAGTCTGTAGTATCAAAGAAAGCAGATTCCCAAGTAAAAGGAGTTTCTTGAAATATTCTATTTATTAAATACTTTATTTGTATAAATGGTCTAAAGGTACTCTCTAAAGGTGATAATACAATTTCAGTAGGTGATTCAACAATGTATTGATGTTGCCAATCTATAAAGGGATATTTTACTGTATCATAAGCGCTCCTATATCCTGATGTACTTGGGTAGGTATATGTTATCCCTGTAATACTATCATTCCAACTATTTTGAACTTGTGTTACATTGTAATCATGAGTTAATTCTGTAAAGTCTAAATCAATAAAAGTTCTATCTTTTAAAATATCTGCTAAAGCTACTACTTCTGAATAAAGATTGACATTGTAACTTATCTCTCCATCTTTGTCATTAATATCTAGCATCTTTAAATAGCCTTTAAATAAGATAAAGCCATCTTGCTTTAAAACACATTCAGTCTTGTTATAAGGATTAAAAGCTGTATTGCCTTGTGCTGTTCTTGTTATCTCAAACATATCATCAAAGATGCGGTTGTTTCTTTTAGTAGCTGGTAGCTTAAAGGCTTTAGAATAGGATTGTACTTTCTCAGCTACATTTTTAAAGTCATCTACACTTAGACTAAGTGGGATATCTTCATCTTCATAGAGGTCGCATATTACTTGTCCATCTTCTAGTACATTATCAGCTCCTGATGGTGTTGTGCCTGTAGGTTGTATTGATATATCAGAAATAGTTACATTAGTAGCTACTGTATTATAATAGCTAACTACAAAAGTATTACTTGAAGATGTTGCTGTAAAATTAAAACTTATTGTAGAAACACTTGCTAAAGATGTTTGATTGCTTACAGGATTAGCTCCATCATAAAAGCCAACTATAAGAGAGCCCGAAGAAGTTGCAGAAACATTTAAGGTTGCTGTATAGCTTTGACCAATAGACAGATTGGAAAGTCTTTGGTATATACCTGAATAGCTAGTAGCAGCAATAGAATTAAAAACAACAGCTCCTGAAGTATTAGTTGGTAATGCGGGAGTTCCTAGTAGTGTGCTTCTAAACCGATACCATGTATTGACAATAGTTGGAGGTGCATTAGTTAAAACATCTACTGTAGGGTCACCACCACTACTTGAATCATAAGAGTTTGAATTGCTTAAATTATTAAAATAATGAGCATTAACCAGAAACTCAGTCGGGGAAGTAGAGAAGGCATTATATTGCCCTTCATAGTTTTGTGGATATACTATTAATTGAACTGACATTAGACAGCTTGTGTTCTTAATGTTTTACTCTTTTCAACTTCAAAAGTGTACTGCATTAATCTATCATTCGCTACTGTTTTTCTAGTGAAGCTAGAGGTTGTAAGTCTAGCAGGCGTTACATATTGATTAAGAGCTGCTTGAGTTCCATCTGTTTGATAGCCTTCTAATATATAAACTTCAGGACTATTTATTAGTTCTTCAAACATTACTGTATCATCTTCTATAACAAAGCCTGTATTCATTGTAATCTTTTCAGTTGCATTTACTCTAAAGGCTTTCTTACCTCCCTTAAAACTGTCTATTCTATATCTACTTTCATTCCATGTTCCTCCGAGTTGATTATATGTAGAGCCTTGTGTACTGATGCTTTTAACTGACTTCTTTGTGAATGTATAATAATCCCATGCACCCCATTGGTTTAGCCAAGTAAGTCTAATGCTTTCATATCCCTTTGTATTAGGACAGTTGACATTGATAGTATAGGTTTTAACACTTTGAAAAGCAATAGGAGTTGTAGAGTCTTTTACTTGTATTCTGTAATATCCACCCTCAATAGTTCCTGCTGTTACTAATGCTTGAAAATTAGTAGACCAATTTTGTAAGTTTCCAGGATAGCAACCAAAATACACTAATTGTTTTTTTACTCCAGCATCCCAGTTACTATATGCTCCAGAGCCATAATCTCTATCTACTATATCAGGTGTTCCTATTGGAGTTCCTGTACTATCATAGTAAGTAAAGGTTATTGTATTTACATCACTTGCAACTGATGAAGATGGTGTTAAAAATGCAAGAGTTCCATAGTCTTCTAAGTTAGCATATAGATTGACAGGTGAATTTGTTAAGAATTTTTTAGAAGCTATAACAGCTCCAGTTGGATAGAAAGTAGTTAAGTCATAACCAAACCCAGCAGGAACACTACTATAGTTTTCCTCTAGATGGTCTGTATATTTTAAATAGCCATTGAAAATTGTATATATCTCAGAATAAGAATGTGTACCTACTTGCTCTCTTACTATATTATTATCTTGATTTCCTTCTGAATCAGTAGCTCCTAAATATTCAACTGCAAATCTGATGTTCATATATTTAACAGCATTAGCATTTAAAGAAAATTTATCTATTAAGTGCAGAGGATGTCTATTGTTATCAGTTGTAAAGACTCCTTTGTATTTACTAACATTATAAGCTAGATTATCAGCTTTAACATGACTCTCAACTACATTACTAAAATCAAACATACCTACTCCTGCATTGTTAGGTGTTGTTTTAAATGTACCTACAAGCTGTCCTAGATTTGGCATTGTGCTACTTATATATACTTGAGCAATAAACTTTACTCTTAATTGATTAGCTACTGCTGTTTGATTTGCTACTGCAAAAATTATCTCTTGTCCAACAGGCAGTTGGGGGGAAAGAGGAGTCTGATTTATATCTGTAGTTGCTGACATTAGTTTATGTGTGTTATTGTTTCTTTATTTAAAGTATTTAAAATATCTTCTTTTACTGCACCTAATAAGTCTTTTCCGAATGTTTCCAATCCAAGTCCTAAAGGTCTTTGAAAGAAACTAAGGCTTTTTATTCCATCTCTTTTTATAGACCTACTTATTAAATAAGCCAAACCAGATACATACTGTCCTGTATTTTTAGACCTACCCCTGCCTGTTCCTTCAGGTTTTATTCCTCTTGCTTTTATCCATTTAGAAATTATATCTATTGGCGGGCCTTTTGACTTATACTTAAAAGGGCTTTCTACTTTTCTTTTATCCCAAGTTGTAAACTCTTGTATTTTTTTATTTCCCGAAACTCCTTTATCTACAAACTTCCCATAATTTAGCATATAAAATTCTAGTATAAAATTATCTCCATCAGGCACTACTTTATAGCTAATAGAATTATATAAATCCTTATTAACATTTTTCTTAGCTTTAGTTAGCATAGTCCTAGATTGCTTGACTACATACTTCCCTAAGCTATTCAGATAATTTTCTACATTACTTGCCATTACTCAGCTACACCTACAAAAACTTCTACTCTTGGATTATAAGTCGCTCCAACTGGTCTTACTTGCAAAGATGTTAGGTCTTGCATTGTACCAAAAGCAGGTGATGTATCAGTTTCTCCAATTGCTGATTCTTCCCCTCTGCTTAAAATGTGAGATGTGCCTGGAGTTAATCTTACTTGATAATTTGTTCCAGTAGTTACAACTGCTAACAGTATCTCTCCATTTTCATCTAAGTTGGTTACTCTAACATATCTAACATCCTCTACATCGATAGCTCCAGGAGAAGATGACGGTGTTGTGTCAAATAAAGCTACTGCTGTTGTATTAGAATGAGCACAAGTTACTATTCTTTCAAATACATCTCCTATGCCTGTTGTTGTTACTGAATTTGTTGAACCTCGAAGACTTCCATTTAATATTACGGACTCGCTGAGGGTTGTTACTAAATCTGCCATTTTTTTATATTTTAATTGTTATTCGTGGTGGTATTATTGTTATTTCTAATTTACCTATTTTTATTTTGTTTAATCTTTTTAATATTTTAATCATTAATATCCCGCTCCTGAATCTGTTACAGGAATAGTACAAGTTTGAAAGTCATTCATTACTTTAACTCCAATCTGAAAAACGTATCCACAGAGAAGGTTGTCAAATCTTTCTTGGAACGGTTCTAAAGTAAACTGGTCTTGTGTAAAGTACAAAGGCTGATTAATATCATCAGTCCCTGCTAATGACTGTCTTGTGCTATGTCTTAGCATTCCTATAAAGTCAGTTGCTATTTCTAAAGTCTGATTGAATACTTCTTGCTCATTAGTTTTAGTGTCTATTAATTTAGTAAGTCCTTGCTCTTGATATGTTTCCCAATTGTCTTTTTCAGAAACTAAATCGCAAATAAATATCTGAAAGTTGTAAATCAGTTCTGATTCTCCTGTTGTTACACTTATCGGATTGACGTGCATCAAAGTAAAAAGCTCCATCTTCTCAAGATTTATTTCCCAAATGTCGCCTACTGAAGTAGTGCTTATCTGTTCATGATATTCTCCTAATCTAAGAAGGGTGTTTATTACGTTATTATAACTCTTATTGCTGACTGCCATGTTTTACTTTATTTTGTGAGTTTAAATCTGTTTCATAACTTAGCCAAGTTAAGCATTCTAAAAGGCTAAGATTTGTT